CGAACAGGAGCACCGCTGATGGCCACGGTCAACTTCATCAAGTACAAAAAGCAGTCCGCCGGTGCGCTGAGCGGCGTGACACGATACATCTTGCAGGATGAAAAAACACTGGACGAGAATGGCCGGCAGCTGGTCAGCGGGCAGAACTGCACGCCACAGCTGGCCGGCCGGGAGTTCCAGGCCACCCGGAACGCCTGCCGCAAGGACAGTCCCGTCTGGTTCTACCACTACGTCCAGTCCTTTTCTCCGGACGAGGTGATCACCGGAGAACAGGCCCACCAGCTGGCGAAAGAGTTCGCGGCAAGGGCCTGGCCGGACAGCGAGGTACTGATCGCCACCCACCTGGACGCGGAGCACATCCACTCCCACTTCATCGTCAACGCGGTGTGCTGGGAGAGCGGCAAAATGCTCCGGCAGGGTCCCAATACCCTTCGCAGCCTGCGGCAGCTGTCGGACGAGCTGTGTCTGGCGCACGGATTTTCGGTGCTGCCGCAAGAACGGAAGAATCAGGCCCAGGGCATGGGCACCCGGGAGTACCGCTCCGCCGCAAAGGGAGAGAGCTGGAAGTTCCGGCTGATGAGCGCCATCGACCAGTGCATGAGATATGCTGCCACCAAAGACGAGTTCCTCTCTCTGATGGAGAGCGAGGGGTATCAGGTGCGGTGGACGGACAGCCGGAAGAACATCACCTACACCGCGCCGGAGGGCATGAAGTGCCGGGATGACCGGCTCCACGAGGAAAAATACACCAAGGAGGTCATGGAACGTGAATTCCGAATCCGGGCGGAGATTATCTACAGAGGAACTGAAACGGCTGAACCAGCTGTCGACTACGCTTGTGCGGACTACGCCGCCGGACGCTCCCACGAGGCAGGACTGGGAGAACCTGCTGGCAGTGGTCAGCGCCCTGTACCGGCTGGAGAGTACCAACAGCGGCCGGCTGGAGCGCCTGGAGGCCAGCGTTGGCCCACAGGAGGCCCTGCTTCGGGCGTTGAGCCGGCAGATGGGGCAGCTCCCCACCCAGGCCCAGCTGGAGGCGCTGGCGCGGGATGTGGCCCAAATGCGGGCGGAGCTGCAACAGGCTGGGAAAAAGAGAGAGCGGCACTTCTCTCTGCCCAAGCCGCACCTGCCCTACATTCCCTGGAGCAGCCTGCTGCTGGGGCTGATGAGCCTGCTCCTGATTGGGGGCGTGTTGTGGGCGGTCTGGTTCAGCTGGGAAAAGCTGTGGAGCGCGGCCCAGACGCTGCTCCCGTGAGGGATGCCACCACCATGCACCAGCACACAGATAAGAAAGCCCTCCGCAGGGAGAAAGCAAAAAAGATCGCCCTGGGTCACAAGGAGGACGATCATGAGGAAGAACCAACTTGGCAGCAGACCATGCGCTGAGTGCGGTCTGCCATTTTGCCCCTCCAGGCAGGAAGGAGATTATGAGGAGAAAGCGCCCCGAGATTACAAGCGTCCTATTTTCCTATGTGGGCACGGACGCACAGTTCGACGAATTTTTGAAAGGGGTGATTCATGACTACCTGTCTGCGGATCACCCTTACACAAAATTGGAGACCGTTCTTGTGGATTGTGTAGAATCTGAACCTGCATGAATAGTTTCCATAGCTATTCCTGAATGATTGTGGTATGTGTTGTGCTACAAAAAAACGCGCAGCACATCGGAAAGGATGGAGCATGAAAGTCTGGCTGTATTACCGCCTGTCCAGAGACGAGGACGAGGAACTCAACTCCCTGAGCAACCAGCGGAAGATCATTTTTAACTACGCCGTCGCTAATGGCCATGAGGTGGTGGGCGAGTCTTTCGACGACAATGTGAGCGGGATGCACTTCAACCGCCCCGGCATCGATCGGATCTACGAGGTGGTGGAGGCGGGAGAGATCGAGGCCGTGGTGGTGAAGGACCTGTCCCGCCTGGGCCGCCACCGCACCCAGACCGCCCTGTTCATAGACTATCTGCGGGAACACGACGTACGAGTGCTCTCCGCCACGGAAAACATCGACACCTTCAATGAGAACGACGATCTGATCATCGGCTTCAAGGGGTTGGTGAACGACTTCTACGCCCGGGACGGCAGCCGCCGGGTGCGCACCGGGTACCGGCAGAAGCAGAAAGAGGGCATCGTCATCATTCCGCCCTTCGGCTACTTCAAGGACAAGAACACCAAGCAGGTGGTGGTCGTGGAGGAAGCGGCGGAGACGGTGCGTATGATCTTCACCGCCTACACCGGCGGACAGGGGCTGAAAGCCATTGCCAGAACACTCAACGAACAGAGACGGAAAACGCCGGCCCAGATCCAGTTGGAGCTTCTGCGCAAGCGGCTCCCCAGTACCCAGGACACGATCTTGAAGAAGTATCTGTGGGACGGCACCATGGTTTCCCGAATCCTGCGGGATGAGAGCTACATCGGCACTTTGATCTGCCACAAGAGCGAGCGCAATAAAATCAACAAAACCTTCCGGTTTACTGAGGCGTCAGAGCAATTCCGGCATGAGAACTATTTCCCCGTCATTGTGACCAAGGAAATTTGGGAGCAGGCGCAAATACTTCTCCAGGCGCGGAAAGAAAACCATACACGGGCGGCGCCGAGCAAGGGAGTTCTCCGATACGGCGGCCTGCTCCGCTGCGAGGACTGCGGCCGCGCCTTTGTGGGAAAGCGGGTCAAGTTGAAAAATGGGGAGCGGGTGGAGTACCGATGCGACACCTACCACCGCTACGGCAAGGAACACTGCACCGCCCACACGGTGGAGGAGGAAACGCTGGATCGCCTGATCTGCAAAGAACTGCTCCAGACCAAGCGGATGTATGAGGACAACTGGAACGCCATGGAGCATCTGATCGACCAGTGGCGGCCCAAGGCCTCCACCGCCGCCGCGCGGATCAAAAAGCTGGCCCAGCGGGTGGAAGTGTTGGAGGACGAGATGGAGGTGATCCTGATGGAACGCATCCGGGACAAGGCAAACGCGGAACGCTATGACCGCATGATCCAAAAGCGGGAGGAGGAGATCGCGGCGGCGAAGAAGCAGATCGAGGAGCTCCAAAATATCGAGGTCACCCTCCGCAGCCGGCAATCCAGGCTGAAGCGGGACATCAGTATGATGGACGACATTCTGAAAGAGGGCAAGCTGTCGGAAGCCCATCTGCGGATGCTGGTGGAAAGGATCTATGTCCACGAGGAGGACGGCAAGCTCTCCCTGAACATTTGCCTGAAGGCTCCCTTCCGGGATCACATCGACGTCTATGAAAACGGGGAGCAGACGGAGTGCTGGCTCTCCCAGGACTACGACTTCGAGCGGCTGGGACCCATTATCATGCGGGATTTTTACGAGAACGGATGAGGAAAGATGCGGGTGTGGATCTATACCAGGCTGTCCAATGACGACGACCCGGAGCGGGACTCTCTCCAGAATCAGGAGCGGATCTGCCGGGAGTTTGCCGTCCAAAGGGGTGACCACATCGCTGGCCTGTCTTCCGATGACAACATCAGCGGCATGAACTTCAGCCGCCGTGGGCTCTCCCGGCTCACGGCGGCTGTGGAGGCTGGCGGACTGGACGGTGTGGTGGTAAAGGATCTGTCCCGCCTGGGACGACACCGCACCCAGACCGCCCTGTTTATCGACTACCTGCGGGAGCGGGGTGTCCGGGTGCTCTCCGCCACGGAAAGGCTGGACACCTTCCGGGAGGAGGATGACCTGATTATCGGCGTCCGGGGCCTGATGAACGATTACTATGCGAAGGACATCGGTAAAAAGATCCGCGCCGGCTATCGCCAGAAGCAGCGAGAGGGCATCGTGATCACGCCGCCCTTCGGGTATTGGAAAGATCGGAACACCGGTGAGATCAAGATCCAGCCGGAGGCGTCGGAGACGGTGCGGAGCATCTACGCCCTGTATCTGGAGGGATGCGGGCAAAGAGAAATTGCCCGACAGCTCAATGGGCTGGGGCGCAAAACTCCGGCGCAGCTCCGTGCCGAGCACTGTGGCCGGGAGGTGCGGGCCGCACACAAAACCCAGGACGGGAAATATCTCTGGACTTATGCCAGTGTCAAAAATATACTGGTGGAAGAGGCCTATACCGGCGCGCTGGTGAACCACCGCTCGGAGACCAACGGTGGAAAAGTAAAACGGTTGTCCCCAAGTGAGTGGTACCGGCATGAGAGCTTCTTCCCCGTCATTGTCCCCAGGGAGCAGTGGGAGGCAGTTCAGCGGCGAATGAAAGAGCAGGCCCGTCCAGCCAATGGGAACAAGGCCAAGCACCGCTATGCCGGACTGCTTACCTGTCAGGAGTGCGGGAACCCTTTCGTTCCGATGATTCGATACTGGCGTGGAAACCAGCGGGTGGAATATGTGTGCCGGGGCTATCACCGGAACGGGAAAAGCTATTGTAGCTCCCACCGTATCCACGAGGAAACGCTGGACACCATGGTGTGGGAGTATCTCACAGCAGTTCGGGATAGCCATGTCAAAGAGCAAGAGCAGATTGTAAAGTTGCAAAAAATGTGGGCGTTGAGGAAACCGATCCTCGACGCCCACATTTTGGCGTTGCAGGAAAGAATTCAGCAGTTGGAAGGGGAGATTGATGGGATTGTGATGGAACGAATTTCACAATGCCACTTCAATATAGGAGACTTATCCACCGAAGCGGCTGATAAGAGCATTGATGAAACTAACCTCAAATGATATAATTTAATAATCGAATAATAGACAATGGGTGCATTCTGTAGTAAAACGCTTTACTGAGTCTTCTTTGAGGAGAATGCTTATGAATAATTTAGTGACAGCAACAGAAATCGATACATGGGCTCGAATGAATCCTCGTAGAGCTCAAGAAATACTGCCTGAATTAATCGTAAGGCTTATATTGAGCACTTCTTCAAAAATAGATGATTATAATTTCCCTATTGAAAAAGGAATTCAGTTTTCAGGATATGACGGAGTGTTGAATTCTGGCGAGTCAACAAGCTACTTTCCAGAAGGAAAGTCCGTTTGGGAATTTGGAACAAACGAAGATTCCATGAGTAAATTTAAGGAGGACATTGAAAAACGACATAAGAATTCTCTTGGTGTTGATGTCCATGAAAGTACCTTCATTTTTTCTACATTAAAAATATGGAATCATAAAACATCCATAGAAGAACTTATAAATGAAAGCAAATCTAAGTATAACTGGAAAGATATTCGTATCATAGATGGGGCAAAAATTGCAATGTGGTTATATTCGCATACTTCCGTGGCAGTATGGTTTGCTAATATAATAGGGAAACATATTGCAGGTATTCGTACTATTGAGAGTTATTGGGATGATTACGCTGAACATACTTTGCCGAAATTAAATAATGAGTTTTTTCTTCTTGGACGAGATGTTCAAAGTGCTTATTTATCGAAGTGGCTTGAAGCAGGAACAGGCTCTCTTACTGTAATTTCTGAGTCAACAATTGAATCAGTTTTATTTGTTGCCGCCTATTTTCGAACACATGAGCAGTACAAGGCAATAATGAATCGCACCCTCGTGATAGAATCTCCCGAAGAATGGAACCGGCTTGTTATTAGCAATGAAACAAATTGCTTGCTTATACCAGTTTTTAATTTTACTGAGGATATCCGATGCCCGTCTGATTCATTTATTCTCCTTCCAGTAGCCAAATATTCTCCATTATCGAAAATAACAAAAAATGTGGACTCCATAAAAATAGATAAACGACGCAAGGCCGTCTACCATGAAGCATTAAAGACTCTTGGTTTTAAAGAAACTGAGTTTACAAAAATCGAAACAGAAACAAAACGCAGTTTTCTTCCCCTTTACAGACAAATTACCACAATCGTTGCCAGGAAGAAACCAAAATGGCTTTCTGAGTCAATGCTTGACGATCTAATTCCTGTTTTTTTGGCCGGTGGTTGGAACGGTAGTATTGATGGAGACAAGAAAGCAATAGAAATATTAAGCGGTTTCAAGTACGAAGAATACATCCAGCGAATTAATAGGTGGCTGTCGGTTGAAGATGCACCAATTTTTAAAGTATTTGAAGTCTATCAGGTTGTATCTGTACAAGATATGTGGACATTTCTATTCACAAGGCTGACTACAAAGCAAATTCAACGACTAAAAGAGTGCGTTCTTATGGTTTTTGGAACAAAAGATCCAACATTTGAACTTCCTGAAGACCAATGGGCAATGGCATCAATATACGGAAAGAGTGCTCCGTACTCAAACCTACTATGCCAAGGGTTAACTATCAGCTTGATTTTACTCTCAGAGCAAAACACCGAGGATAATAACTGCAATATTACATCAACAGAGTACTATGTATATTCTTTAGTAAGAGAACTTCTCCGTGCGATTAACACATGGCAGCAATGGAATACTATAGCTCCCATGTTGACATTATTAGCTGAGGCGTCTCCTTCTGCATTTCTCGAAAAAATCGAACACGAGGTTGAAAATGAAGAGAGTGAAATGTGGATACTCTTTAAACCAGTAGCAGATGCGCTTTGGGGTAGGAGTTACTACACATACATCCTCTGGGCGTTAGAACAGCTTGTTTGGTATGAAAACTATGTTGTTCGCGCAATTACAGTATTGTCAAAAATTGGTGAAAAGAAGTTTAAATACTCTCTACAAAATTCACCCATTAACACATTGTATGAGATTTTTTGCACATGGCACCCGCAATGTTGCCTCGACTGTGGTCAACGGTTAGAATTATTGAAAAAAATTTGTAAAACATACACCTATACAGGAAACGAGCTTATTGCCAAACTGCTACCACAGGGACACTCAATATGTACTTCTATTCAAAAACCAAAGTGGCATACCTTTGAAAAAGAATTTGAAGAAAAGATAACTGTTTCAGAACATAGGTCTATACTACACACCGTAGCAGACATCGCTATAGCAAATGCTAACAGCGTAGATCAGTGGATTGTAATCATCGAACATGCATCGTTCTTTTTCGGCGCAGTTAATTTTTGGATTGATAGGCTGTCTGATTTCTGTAAAAATCTCTCTGCGTCTGAGCTTAATGCAATTGCAACTGCTTTAAGATCTGAAATTAGCAAAAATCGAAAGTTCTGCAACACCGACTGGGCAATTCCTGAAAAGTTCTTAACACGGATGGAACAGGTACTCACACAGATACTGCCGAACAACTATGAGCAATATGTGTATTTGTTCAAATACAATCCGGACTTATTACATCCAATCCCATATGAAGAACAGCGATATGATTATGTCAAGGAACGCAATTATCTACATGAGGTACAAAAAACTGCCATTAACGAAATCTTGGAGGGATATGGATCAGATGCCTTGATTACTTTTTCCTCAAACGCTTATGATTGCGAGATGTTAACCGAAGTTATTGTTGACAAGATACTTCGTAATTCATATGATTTTGTCCTCATTTTTAGAATTAAGGCACAAAATCATCAGCTGAGTTCTTCAATATTGTGGCGCTTATATCGAATCAACGGATTGGACAAGCTAATCGAAGAATTGAAATCAAGTACCCTAACCAATGCGGAATATGCCGGTGTTCTATGTCAAGCGCCTTTGGATCCAAATATTTGGAAGCGAGTTGATGAATTTGGAGACGAAGTGTCCCAATATTATTGGGAGAACATTAGTGTATACAGACTCGACGACGAGCTCGTCCAATACTGGGATTTTTTCTTGAGCCAGTTACTTAAATACAACAGACCTTTTTCGGCTGCTCGAGTAATAGAGTATTCTGAATATTCCAACTCAACAATGATTGTTTCAATTCTACACAAATGTTGTGAGTTCCAAAACTATACAGAACCAACGGGAGCATCGATTAAAGACTTATCAGAACATGGCATTCGGCACCTCTTCAAAAAATTGTATGCTGATCAAAATGTTGAGTTAAATACATTAGTTCAATTGGAAATTGCGTATATGCCATATCTCAAACATGAATGGATTCCAAACGGGATTAATAGGTATTTAAGTAATAACCCAATTGAGTTTGTTGAATTGATAGCATATAATTACAAGCCAGATCCAGGATTTGAATTTTTGGCGAAAGAACATCCTGATAATCAGAGAAGCATAGCGTATGATATAATCGAACTATTTAAAACAGTACCTGGTTTTGACGGGAAATCTATTTCGGAAGATAAATTTAATGCGTGGGTTACTACAGCACAAGAACATGCCAAAAAGATTGGATATACAAATTCTTTTGCGTTTTGTTTTGGACGAGTGCTTAGCTATGCCCCTGTTGGTATCGATGGTATTTTCCCTCACGAAGTAATACGAGATTACTTTGAACACTCACATAGTGAAAAATTAGAGAACGGGTTAATTACAGAATTGCATAACCAACGGAGGTTTCATGTGGTAACAGGGGGGCTGGAAGAGAAGGAAATATCTGACAAGTATCGTGTAAACGCATCTAAGATCCGGATATCTTACCCGCGTTCTGCGGCGCTACTTGATAAGATTGCACAGTCCTACATGCAGGAATCGCTATATGAACAGAAGCGGGAACTGTTGGATTTTACCGGCTGACCCTTGATTAGATTGAGCTTTTCACGAAAAACAGGCGTTAAGGATATATAACCTTAATGCCTGTTTTTGGTGCGCCTGAAGGGACTCGAACCCACACGCATCGCTGCACGAGAACCTAAATCTCGCATGTCTACCAATTCCATCACAGGCGCATATTCAATTTTTAAGATCATGGGCACCGGAAACGGAGCAGTAAACCTTCACTAAGGTGACGGCACCTAAATCTCGCATGTCTACCAATTCCATCACAGGCGCATATTTATGATCTGATATGTTTGATGTGATACCTTTCGCATTATACTCCATAACAGGTTGGTTTGTAAACGGGAAATTTCAAAGGCCGGCAGAGAGGGAATGCTGAAAAGGAAAATGAACCAGGAGCGGCAGATTTCTCCCTGGGGACACCCTTGCAAGAATGGCGAAAATGACATATAATTGGCGAAGTATGACTGACAATTTCCCCGCTTTGACGGGGAAGGAAAAGGAAGGATTCCCATCATGCCTACGCCTCGTGTCGCTGCTGTGCACGATCTCAGCTGCTTTGGCCGCTGCTCTCTCACCATCGTTATGCCTACTCTCTCCGCCATGGGGCTCCAGTGCTGTCCGGTGCCCACTGCCATCCTCTCTACCCACACCGGCGGCTTTACCGGGAACACCTTCCTGGATCTGTCCGACGAGATGACGGCTATCACCGCCCACTGGCAATCCCTGAAATTGGGGTTTGACGGCATTTACACCGGCTTTCTGGGCAGCCGCCGGCAGATCGGCCTGACAGAGAGCTTTATCCGTACGTTCCGCCGGGACAATACCGTTGTGGTGGTTGACCCTGTTATGGGGGACAACGGCAAGCCCTACCGGACCTATACCACGGAGATGTGTCAGGGGGTCAAAGAGCTCAGCCGCCTGGCGGATGTGGTAGTTCCCAACCGGACGGAAGCGGCTATTTTGCTGGAGCGGAATTATGACGAGGTCACACTGGAGCGGGAGGAGGACTGCCGCCGGTGGGCGGAGGAGCTGAGCCTGAAGGGACGGCGCTCCGTGGTTCTCACCGGCGTGACGCTGGAACCCGGACGGATTGGTGCAGTTTGTTTTGACCGGGCTGCCGGACGAACGGAGATGGTAGCGGCGCCCCGGGTGGAAGGCAGCTTTCACGGTACCGGCGACCTCTTTGCCAGCGTCCTCACCGGCGCTCTGGTCCGGGGAATGGACCTGTCCGCCGCCGCGTCCCTGGCGGCGGATTTTACTGCCCGCTGCGCCGAGAGAACGGCGGCACAGAACTACCCGACACGGGAGGGCGTGGACTTTGAGCCGCTGCTGTGGCGGCTGGGAGCTGAATTTGCAGAGAAAGCCGGGGCTATCCCGGCCCATACAGAAAGGGAGGAAAGGCCATGAGTTACGCGGATCAGGTATTTGTCAACGTCTGCCGGGATATCCTGGATAATGGTTTCTGGGATACGGACCTTGCCGTTCGGCCCCATTGGGAGGATGGTACTCCCGCCCACACGGTGAAGAAATTTGGTGTGGTGAACCGCTACGATCTGCGGAAAGAGTTTCCCATCATGACCCTGCGGAGGACTTATTTCAAGTCCTGCGTGGATGAACTCCTGTGGATCTGGCAGAAGAAGTCCAATGACACCCATGAGCTCCACAGCCGGATCTGGGATGCCTGGGCTGACGAAAAGGGCACCATCGGCAAGGCCTACGGCTACCAGCTGGGTGTCAAGCACAAGTACAGCGACGGCTGGTACGACCAGGTGGACAGGATCCTGAAAGATCTGAAAGAGAATCCCGCCAGCCGCCGGATGCTCACCAACATCTTCAACCACCACGACCTCAGCGAGATGGGCCTCTATCCCTGCGCCTACTCTATGACGTTCAACGTCAGCGGCAATACCCTCAATGCCATTTTGAACCAGCGCAGCCAGGACATGCTTACTGCCAGCAACTGGAATGTGTGCCAGTACGCCGTCCTGGTCCATATGATGGCCCGCCACGCGGGGCTGGAGGCCGGGGAACTGGTCCACGTCATTGCTGACTGTCACATCTACGACCGCCATGTGCCCCTGGTGGAGGAGCTCATCAAACGTGAGCCGCGGCCCGCACCCCAGCTCATCATCGATCCGGATGTGAAAAACTTCTATGACTTCACCGTAGACAGCTTCCAGCTGGAGGGCTACGACCCCTGGCCCTTTGATGAGAAGATCGAGGTGGCTATCTGATGAATACGATCGCTGCGGTGAGCCTCGACTGGGGCATTGGAAAAGGAAATGATTTGCTCTTCCACATCGGGGAGGATATGAAGCGTTTCCGGGCATTGACCACCGGGGGAACCGTGATCATGGGACGAAAGACCCTGGAGTCCATGCCGGGTGGAAAGCCTCTGCCCCGGCGGCGGAACATCGTCCTTACCCGGCAGAAGGATTTTGTCCGGGAGGGGGTAGAGACTGCTGCCTCGGTGGAGGAGGTACTGTCCCTGGTGGCGGAAGAGGACCCGGAGAAGGTGTGGGTCATCGGCGGCGGTGAGATCTACCGCGCCATGCTGCCCTACTGCCGGCTGTGCTACCTTACCAGGGTCTACGCCCGGCCGGAGAGCGATGTATCCTTCCCGGACCTGGACACCCTGCCCCAGTGGCAGGTGCTGCGCTCCGGGGCCATTGTGTCCGACGGGACGCTGGATTACCAGTTTATTGAGTACATCAACCGACAGGTGTGATCCTGCCGGAAGGGGAGGAGGGGAGCGGATATGGCAGATCTGAGCACCGACGTGCGGTATATCAAGGGCGTTGGGGAGCAGAAGGCCAAGGCCCTGGAGAAGCTGGGCATCCGCACCCTCCAGGACCTTATTTCCTATTTTCCCCGGGCCTATGATGACCGCCGGCAGGTGGTGAAGATCAAGGACCTCCGGGACGGGGAGAGCGCCTGTGTGGAGGCCATGGTGGCCGCCGCCCCTACTCTCAGCCGCATCCGCAAGGGCCTGGAGTTGGTGAAACTCCGGGGGGTGGATGAGAGCGGCACCCTGGATATCACCTTCTTCAACCAGGCCTACCGAAAGACCAGCCTGATCCCCGGGGAGACCTACACCTTCTACGGCAAGTCGGAAGGGAATTTGCTGCGCAAAGCCATGACCAATCCGGTGGTGGAGAAGGAGGGGCGGCGGGAACTTACCGGGCGTATCGTCCCAGTCTATCCCCTTACCGCTGGTATCAGCCAGTTGACGCTGATCCGGGCCATGGAGCAGGGGCTTGCCGCCTGCCGGGACCTGCTGACGGACCCGCTGCCCGACCAGGTGCGGCAGGACCACGGCCTCTGCCACAGCGGCTACGCCTATGAAAAGATCCACTTCCCCGGCGATGAGAAGGAGCTGGAAACCGCCCGGCGGCGGCTGGTGTTCGAGGAACTGTTCCTCCTGGCCATTGGCCTGAAAAAGCTGCGCCGGCGGCGGGATGGCCTGCATTGCCGCCCCTTTGAGGATACGGACCTGTCCTCTTTTTATGCGGCTTTGCCCTTTTCTCTCACCGGCGCCCAGCGCCGTGCCATCGGGGAGATCCTGACGGATCTTGCCTCCGGACGCCCCATGAACCGGCTGGTCCAGGGAGACGTGGGCTCCGGAAAGACCATGGTGGCTGCCGCCGCCATGGTCTGCGCTGTTCGCAATGGCCGTCAGGCGGCCCTTATGGCCCCTACGGAGATCCTGGCGGAGCAGCACTATCAAGGCCTTGCGCCGCTGCTGGAGAAGCTGGGGATCACCTGCGTCCTTCTTACCGGAAGCCTTACCGCCAAGCAGCGCCGGGAGGCGTTGGGGCGGTTGGAGCGGGGGGAGGCCCAGGTGGCGATCGGTACCCATGCCCTCATTAGTGCCGATGTGGCCTACCACCACCTGGGGCTGGTAGTTACTGACGAGCAGCACCGCTTTGGCGTGGACCAGCGGGCGGCTTTGTCCGCCAAGGGGGAGAATCCCCACCTGCTGGTCATGTCTGCCACGCCCATTCCCCGGACACTGGCTCTCATTATCTATGGGGATCTGGACGTGTCGGTGATCGACGAGCTGCCCCCGGGACGGCAGAAGATCGACACCTTTGCCGTTACCTCTGCCTATCGCCAGCGGGTGTGGGAGTTTATCCGTAAGGAAGTGGCAGAGGGCCGTCAGGCCTATGTGATCTGCTCCATGGTGGAGGAAAATGACACCATTCCCGATGAGCGCAAGGCAGTGACGGAGTATGCCACCATGCTCCAGGAGCAGGTGTTTCCGGAGCTGAAGGTGGGCTATGTCCACGGCCGGATGAAGGCCAAGGAGAAGGAACAGGTCATGGCCGCTTTTGCCGCCGGGGAAGTCCACATCCTGGTGTCCACTACGGTGGTGGAAGTGGGGGTGGACGTGCCCAACGCCACAGTGATGGTGGTGGAGGACGCGGACCGTTTCGGCCTCAGCCAGCTCCATCAGCTTCGAGGCCGGGTAGGCCGGGGAAAGCACAAGTCCTACTGCATCCTGATTTCTGATAACCGCAATGAGGAGACCCGGGCACGGCTGCAGGTAATGACAAAGACCGGGGATGGCTTCAAAATTGCGGAGGAGGACCTGCGCCTGCGGGGGCCCGGTGACTTCTTTGGCCGGCGGCAGCACGGCCTGCCGGCATTGAAGGTGGCGGACCTCAGCTGCGATGTGGCTTTGCTGCAGGAAGCCAGAGGGGCAGCGGAGGAGCTGATGGCAAAGGACCCGGAGCTGCGCCACTACCCGCTGACCGCTCTGCGGGTAGCCCAGATGTTTGCGGACAAAGGGGATACCCTGAACTGAAATATGTATCAACGCCGCCGCCTGTACTGTTCAGGCGGCGGCGCTGCATATATTGGCGGGGGAGGGGATGCCTGGTGGACCCGAGGGAACTGACGCTGCTGGTGACAGGGACGGCCAACGCCCTGTATGACAGCCTGCCTGGGGAAGACCTGGCGGTGCTGGCGGCGGTACTGACCCAACTGGGAGATACGTTGGCTACGCTGGCAGCGCAAAAGGAGAGACTGGGAAGCGGAGAGGAAAAAGAAAAGTGACCTGGAGCAGCTTGCTCCAGGTCACTTATTATAGTAAGGGGGATCAGGCCAGGGTGGAAGCCTTCTTGCTCAGGACAGTCTTCTTCAGGAAGATGGACAGGAACAGGATGGCAACGACGATACCGCCCACCACAGCGATGGGATAGTAGGTGGACATGGGGACGTTCATGGGAGTCCACAGAAGGCCCATGCACTCAGGAGCCGCCAGGAAGTAGGTGGCGGACACGGCGGACATGAAGGTAGCAGGAATGGCGCAGATCTTGTAGTTCTTCTTGCTCTGCCACAGATAGGTAGCGGCAGCCCACAGAGCGATCATAGCCAGGGTCTGGTTGGACCAGGAGAAGTAACGCCACACGATGCTGTAGTCGATCTGGCAGATGATGGCGCCCACAACCAGCAGGGGAGCGGTAAGGGCCAGACGCTTCTTCCAATCCTTCTGGTCGATTTTGAACCAGTCGGCCAGGGTCAGACGGGCACTGCGGTAAGCAGTATCACCGGAGGAGATGGGGCAGACCACCACTCCCAGCAGGGCCAGGACGCCGCCTACCTTGCCCATGGTGGAGGTGCACACCTCATACACCACGGAGCTGACACCGCCGCCGGCTTCCAGCAGGGCCTGGCTGCTCTCGTAGCAGCTCACACCGGCAGCAGCCCACACCATGGCGATGACACCTTCCGCCACCATGGCGCCGTAGAAGATCTTGTGACCTTCCCGCTCACTCTTGCAGCAGCGGGCCATCATGGGGGACTGAGTGGCATGGAAGCCGGAGATGGCGCCGCAGGCCACAGTGATGAACATAAAGGGCCACACGGGGGTGCCGGAAGCGTGCTGGTTTTCAAAGTTGAGCCACAGCTCAGGCATCTCAAACTTGCCGGAGAACATCATGGAGCCGGCCACGCCCACAGCCATGACGATCAGGCAGACACCAAAGAGAGGATAGAGGCGGCCGATGACCTTGTCGATGGGGACGAAGGTGGCGACGAAGTAGTAGATCATCACGACCCACAGCCAGAAGGTAGCATCCAGCGTGTCGGGGGTGAGGATGGCCAGCAGGCCGGCAGGGCCGGTGGTGAACACCACGCCGCACATCACCAGCAGCACCACGGAGAACACACGCATGACGTTCTTCATGCCGTTGCCCAGGTACTTACCGGTGAGCTCGGAGATGCTGGCGCCATTGTTGCGCATGGAGAGCATGCCGCACATATAGTCGTGGACAGCACCGGCAAAAATGTTACCGAAGATGATCCACAGGTACACGATGGGCCCGAACAGAGCACCGCTGAGGGCGCCGAAGATGGGGCCGGTACCGGCGATGTTCAGCAGCTGGATCAGAAACACCTTCCAGGTGGGCATGGGGATGTAGTCAACGCCGTCATTGACGGCGATGGCGGGGGTATCGCGGTCATCTGGTCCAAAGATCTTGTTGACGAACTTCCCGTAGGTCAGGAAGCCAACCAGCAGGAAGACCAGACAGATGATAAAGGTAATCATGGAATTCCTCCTCACACACTGAGCCGAAGCTCTATATTGCAGAGATTGTTATATACCGTTTTGTGGGGGGAATCAAGGGTTGTTCATAATTTTTTAAAAAATTCGGCAATATTATCAAAAAGAAAATAAAAATTTTTATTAATGCGGCAAATAGCACAAAAAATTTGACGAAATTTTTTGCATATCCTATAAAAAAAGTGGTGCTAAAAGGAAGGGCCGGTGCGGCGGCAGTAAGGCAATAGCAAAATTGCGAAAGGAAGGGGAACCGCAAAAGCGGTTCCCCTTATGCGTGATATCTGCCTGATGCCAGGCAAATACAACAAGATTATATTCCGGCTTTTTTTGCCAATCGCTGCAGGAATACGACCAGTTGCTCTCGGGTCACAGGAGAACGATACTGCAGATTCCCCTGAGTGTCTCCGCTGATCAGCCCAGTGTCCTCAGCCCATTGACGGGCTTCCTGACTCCACTGAGATGGCGGCTCATTCTTGAGCTTTTCCAGCCATCCCTGCATCAATTTATCGAATTGTTCCGCTGTCATCTGGTCATCCTCCTTGTCTTGGTCCTGCTCCGGCACATATAGCGGCATAGGGGGAGGAAGCTTTCCGGCCAGGATCTTAGCATTGCTCCAGCTTCCTCCTGCATCCCATTGGATATGGGGACTGTCAGGGAATGAGCGCCAATCGCCGCCCCAACTGAACCCCATTTCTTTGGCCAGATCAGCAGCGGCCCGGAAGAAGGCTGGGTCGCTGTACTCCTTGCCGCGGATATTCTGGCAAAAATCCCAGGCGAGACCGGCTTTATCGCTGTGGAACGTGGGAACACGCCCGTTGGTTACGATAGTGCCGGGACGGGTGCGGCCTCTGGCGTAGAGGAATTCCTGGTATTCCTGGTCTCTTACGGTGCTGGTGACCAGTACAGCCAAACCGGCGGTACGGCACCGATCCAGCCAGATACGGCAATTGGCGGCTACATCCGGACGCAGCAGACCGATATCTCTGCTGTTGAGCATCTCTCTCGCTCCTTTCGGGGCAGAAGATTTCGCCCCATCCAGTGTATGCTGGGCACTGTCAGGAAGAAACGATTAAACAGCCATTTGGAATCCGAGCCAGGTATATTCTCTCTCGTGGATAATGGCCCAGGTATAGCCATGGGCATGACATTCCGCCCAGGTAAGGTAGCGGAAGTAAAACTCTACTTCCAGATGGCAGGGGATGATGTCCAGAATAATGGTACGGATGCGGTCAAAATCAGCCGGGATGCCGACAACGTCCGGAAAGATGACGCGGACATAGCCGAATTGCTCTTTTTCCTGAACGATGGCACGGATACCGCAGCCGGATATAGTGTCGTTGATCGCGTCCAGGGTAAAGCTGTCTCCGCCGATCCGCAGCAGAGCGGCAATAGCCTCTCTGCGCAGCTCTGTAGAGAAGTGGACAGGAGCGCTGGCAAAGAGGGATTCCCAGAGATCCAGCCCCTCTCCAACAGCAGTAGATAGGGAACTTTCTCTCTCTGCCTCATCCAGGGCTTGTTCGGTCTCGTCCAATCCGTGACCTAAGGCATCCAACTCGCTGGCGCTGAGGCTGCCTGTCGTCAGGTCGTAGATTCCCAGAGGGCGCAGCAGATTTTTCAGGTGGTCACTGTAACTCATGTCAGCTCCCCCATTCCGATATGGTCAGTGTACCCAGCCGGGGAAGAACAGTAGGGCCGGCCTCAATATCTGCTGTGGGAGTGGAAAAACGGTAATTTTCCACACTGTTCAAGTCGTAGAGAAGATTGCCGAGGGCGGCCATGGTGACGCCTTTCCCCAGGAGGGAACCGGTAAAAACGGCTCGCAGAGCAGCATCAGCGTCCTCCTTTGCGGTGGAGAAGGTATATCCCTGGGCAGGCTTCAGCGATACAGTAACGTCTACTGCTTTTTCTATAGGGGCCAGCACCTGAAGATCCACGGAGATCTCACGCCGTTCCTGCAGGTAGTCGTTGATGGCATCCAGCAGCTCCTCATCCGGGATACCGGCGTCTGTGGCCACATATACATCCACGGTTCCGATTCCCCGGGGGCGGCCGATGGCCCGGGCTGCCGCCACGCCGGTAAAAGACATGGCTGTGTGCTCATAGTAGGCGGCATTGGCTCCGTTTGGCAGACGGATGAAGGTATCCAGAAGCCGGGCGCGCAGGGATTCGTCGTCCTCGGCGTCGTCGCCTCCGCTGAAAGCTTCCGGGTTGGTGCAGGCGCGGATGCCGGGCGGCATGGCTGCCATGATGATGATGGTGTTGGCAGCCACATTTCCGTTCCTACCCGGTTCCAGAGCCTGTGCAGGGACGTCCACATACAGGGAGCCGGCAGAGAGGACAGCTTCTTCTGTTGTAGCGAAACGGATGCCTTCCTCTGTCATACAGGTGGTGCCCTGGGAGATGGTAAGGTCTCCGCCTACCGTGTTGGAGATGCCGAAGCGCAGCGTACCGGTGGCGCAGGTGGCCACACTGCGCTTAAGTCCCCGCAGAGCAGCCAGACGCTCCAGGTATTCACCCTGAGCGGTCTGAGGGAAACTTTGCTCCAATACCCAGCGGGCCTGCAGCAGCAGTCCGTGGACCTGGGCTGCGGCGGCATAGAGCCGTACAGCCAGGTCACAGGAGGGGGAAGGCAGATAACCACTGGCCTCAGCAAAGACGGAGAGCATCTCTCCATAGATTTCATCAATGGTTTTGGACATGTTGGTTCCTCATTTCTATACGGTAAGCGTAATGGACAGATCGCTTCCGCGATAGTCCATCAGCACTGCCAGATGAATGCGCCCTTCTCCGGCCGGCGTGAGGATGACGTCGGTGACTTCCACATCCTCTTCCGCCAGAGCTTCCGCGGCGAACAGCCGGGCAGCGGACTCGCGGCTGGCAGCCGGTTCCCGACCCAGCTGATAGAGTCTGCTGCCCAGCTGGGGAAGGAAAGGAAATTGTCCTCGCCGGGCGGTAAGTCGGAACAGGACGCGCTGCAGCAGAGCGCCGCTGCCCTTACACCGTTCGATGCCGCCCAGACCGTCAGGCACATAGTCGCCCTGAATCAGCTTTGCTTCCATAGATTGTGCTCCTTTCCGGTGTCAGAGACCGCAGGCAGGGCACAGCTGTTTGTTGATGTAGAGCTTTCCCTCGATTTCCACGTTTCCGGTCACCTTGATGTTGCCTTTGATCTCTGTATTTCCTTCCAGCTTGATGTTTCCCGTGATCTCCGCGTCCCCTTCCAGTTCGATATCTCCCTTGATAGCGATGCTGCCATCATTTTTCAGATGTATGGAGCTGCCTTCAGAGGAATAGAGGAACAACTCTCCCGGGGCCATATCCTCCGGGGCGGCAGAGGCGGTCTCTGCTGCCACGACGCAGCGCTCCTGGCAGCCTACGCCGCCTTTGATCACCAGCACTGTATCACCGGCACGGGGCTGCCACACCAAGCCGCCGGGAGCAAATACCTCCAGATCCCGCTGCTCGCCCCGGGTCATGACAGAGGCGCTGGCGCCGCCGATGGTGGTCACGCCCATGTCGGCTACGGTACCCTCCTGTTCCACGGCCCGATAGGCGGAAAATTTTCTGGATAGCCACATAGGCCATTACCTCCTGCTCAATACGATTTCTGTGCGTTCTCCCGATTCGTCCAGACAGCATCGCGATTCCACCACATCGTAGGTGTCGCCGGGGCCCAGTTGTTCCAGGGCCAGATACAGTCTGTCTCCAGGGAATGCGGCAAAGGGGAGCGGTACCTCCAGGGTGATCTCCAGCTGGTCCAGGGCAGACTGGGCGATCTGGTACTCCCCGGTATAGCGTCTCTCGTCGGCAGTGCTGCGGGGCATATAGAGGACGTGGCGGCGGCAGCCCCCCTTTTGGGTGAATTCCTCATTTATCACCCGATGGCTGATGCCCTGGACCTTGTCCTGAATCAGCATCTCGGAGATCACACCGTAGCGCTGTTCCCGGCGGCGGAGGGAGCGTAAGGGTGTGTTTTTATCTGCCCGCAAGGTACGCCCGCTGCCCCATAAGGGCTTGATCACCAGTCGCCCATCCCGGGTGAAGTAGGGGTCGAAGCCGCCGTATCGGTGGGTGAAGCCCCGCAAGGCTTTCCACTGGCTGGACCCTGAGACCACGGCGTAGTTGGCTCCGGAGAGAGAGCTCTCTGTCTCACAGCTGATGCCGTAGGGGGATACATGATTTCCCAGAATATCTCCCAATGTGGCGGTACCATAGGTCAGCGCCTCAGACTCATTGTCCATCAGCAGTGCCGCCATGCCCCGGCCCTCCAGTGTCACCAACAGTCCTTGACCGGACAAAGATAGCTCATAGGCGTCGATAACGCCCCGCAGCATGATCTCACCGTCTTGGGAAGCGGTAAAACGGGTGGCGGCGGGCAGCACATCCGCCATGCTGTCGTCATAGGGGCAGCAGGCGGTCATGCTGTCGCAGGGGACGCCGGCGGTGTAAGTAAGGGTCCAGGAGAGCAGAATGGGCAGCCGATATGATTTTCCATCCCAGGTGGTCAATTCCATGGTCAGCATGGGATCACCACCTGATCGCCCACATGGATAAGGTTGGGATTTTTGATGGAGGGATTGGCTGCCAGCAGGCTGTCAAGGCTTACACCGTAATTGGCGGCGATGCCCCATAAGGTGTCGCCGCTGACCACAGTGTAGGCAGGTTCGCTGTATCCGCTGGAAAGCGCCTCTGAACCGGAGCTCGTTCCAGACTCCAGTTCCTCATGGTAGCCGTCATAATGCTCATGGAACGTGAAGCTGTAGCGGACATAATCGGGAAGAGGGGCCTGTTCCAGCTTCAGAGAGGTAAAGAAAGCGTTGGCGGACTGCCAGACGGGATGGACCAGCAGACCGGGGCCGCCGCCGTAGAATACCGTGGCCAGCTTTTTGAATTCCTCGTAAGCGCCTTCCCCGGCAAATACGCCCTCGCCCCGCATGACGCGGCAGCTCTGCCCCAGATCCTGGGTGTAGTAGCGTCCGAAGGGGACTTTGTGGAGTGCCACCTGCCGCTCAAAGGTGATGGAGTAGGTAGTGGGGTTGTGAGGCCAGACATAGTCCTTGTAACACATAGGTGTCAGCAGCATAGTAAACCACCTCCATTAATACAGGGGAAAGCCGTTGTCATAGCGCCGGTCATCCCGCTGGAAGGCGAGGGAGACCGCTTCTGCCGTTAAGGGGGCGGGGCCGGAGAAGGTCAGTTCCTCCTGAATACCGCCCCATATTCCGCCGGATGCCTCCGGAAGCTGTACCTGCGGATAATAACCGGCGGAGCGGGGAGCAGACAGCTCCAGAAATTCCTGGACAGCGGGCATTTCTTCGGGAGGAGGGGAATCCCCCTCCTCCGATGCGTGGGGCTGATCGGATGGTGCTTCCTCGCTGGAGGGCAGCATCTCATCCGGCTGAGCCGTGGGAATGTCTCCTTCCTCCATGGCGGACTGGATCTGATCAGCGGAGATCTCCGGCACAGCGGACAGATCTGCTTGTGCTGCCGGCGGAGAAGCCAAGAATGAGACTTCGCTTTCCGCTCCGGGAGCGTCTGCGAGAAACGACAACTCAGCCTGGACAGCGGGTGCTTCCTGCAAGGACGACAGCTCGGCTTGGACGGCAGGTGCTTCCTGCACGGCGGACAGCTTTGCCTGCACGGCAGGTATCTCCCCCATGGATGATAGTTCTGCCTGAGCTGCGGCAGCATTTTGCTGAGATAGCAACAGTTCAGCCTGAATCGAAGATGCTTCCGGCAGAGAGCCCATAGGTGTCGTTTGCTTATCGATTGGTACAGAGGACGGTACAGCTGACACCTCATTGTTTCCGGACAATTCCGCCTGCATGAGCTGCTGAAAACGCTGCGGGTCAAAAGCCGGGCTTTTCTCAGCTTCCTGTGGAGTGGAGCGGCTATTGTCGGCAGCCATTAGCTGCTGCAGCTGCTCCAACAGATGGGAAAAGCGGCCCAGTTCTTCCAGAGGGAGCTGGATGTTCAGCTGAATACCCTGGCTCATCAGGCGCCGACCTCAATGCGGCTGGTGGCCATCAGCGTCACTTTTTCCGCCACCATAGAGCCGACTTTGCCCTCCTCCTGGATGGCGCTCCACTGGCAGCCGCTGTAAATAACTTTTCTGTCAGGTTTACAGATGACCAGGGAGAAATCAGCCAGTTTGAAGAAGTCAATGCCGTCGCTGATGGCCTCATCGGTGGCATAAAGCCGGGTCAGCTCAAGGACATATTTGTTCTGTCCGTTGATAGTGGCCACGGGTTCACTTTCGCCGAAGGCCTCCACTACCTGACTGGTTTTGGTTGCCTTGGCGGTGTAACTCTGGACCACTGCCACTTTTTTGCCGTCCAGCTCCAGATAGATGTCACAGCTGGTAGGAAATCCTGTTACCTCCATGTTGATGCCTCCTCAATTAAATGGTGATATGGGCGGTGAGGTAGATCTGGTTAAGACCGTGGGCCACGGCAAAGCTGAACTCCACCAGACACACAGAGGGGTCGTCCTCATAGACGGATACCTCTACCTCGCCATAGCTGTCGATGATCTCGGCCCGCAGCTTATTTTCCAGCTCCACGATGACTTGGGAGCGGATAGCGCCTCTGGTCTGGGCGGTGTTTTTGGTGCGGCTGAAGCGGCTGCGGAGGCTCGCACGGATAGTAGGGATCACATCGTCCACCACCAGGATAGTGGTCAGTTCCCGCCAGGTGATATCCGGGGAGCCGCCGGTAGTGGTACGGGTGGTGATGCCGCGGACAGGGGAGACCACGCCGCCCACAGCTTCCAGGGGGGTGACGCCGCCGCGGACCAGCAGATCGATCTCATTGTCGTTGTAGAGAGTTGCCACCCCACCCAGCCCCTTCAGAGCGGTGCCATTGAGAGGGATTGCCGGGTCCGCGTTAACGGCCACGGCACCGGCCACAGCGGCTGCGGCAAAGATACCGGACAGCGTATTCCCAGTTTTGTCCAGTACGTCGGGGCCTACCAGCACCATGCGCTCGCTGTTGAGGGCTTCTGCCCGCTCTGTGAGCTTTGTGGTATCTGCGCCGCTCATACCCACCACAGCGATGCGTTCCCGGCGGGTGGCGGATGCCTCTTCCAGACTGGTGCGCAGGGCCTGATGGATGGTCTCCTCTCCGCTGTCGCATACGATGATCTGAATGTTGTCCTCGGCGCCCAAAGCGGCGAAAGCGGAGGGATAATCCTCTTCGTCCACGGCCACAGCCACTACAGTGGATGCACCGTTCTGGAACAGAAGGGACAGGATCGTGGACATGCCGGGGGTACCCTCGGCGTCCTCACCGAAGGCAGTGATGCCGCCCTCATAACTGGTCAGGGTAACAGGGGTATTGGGCGTGCCGGAGGTGGCTTTGGCGGCCACACCGATGGTCCGTACTGCCCGGCCGCCCCGGATAACAGTGGAAGTGTCGTAGGAGGAATATACTCCCGGACGTTCGTGGATGATGATATTGCTCATTTGGTTACCACACCTTTCAGAATAAAGTCGGTGAGCCAGAGTCCCTCTTCCGTGGCGGTAGCCACGAAGTAGGCGCTGCAGGAGAGGCTGCCCTTTCGGAGGAACATAGAAGTTGTATCATCCCAGACTGTCTCCTCCCACCGCAGCTCTGCGGGACGAAGACCGGAGGGCAGCCCATTCAGCATGACCTGGTGTACGGTGTCCAGCGCCTGGTCGCACCCTGCCGCGCCGGTCTCCGGTGGAGAATAGATGTCCACAGACAGCGTCAGGTCCAGACGCATGCCGTAGAGCTCCTGGGGCGTCTGGGTGTCCGGATTCAGCTGCTGTCCCAGGTAGCTGTTGAAAGCGTCGCTGCGGCTTTCACCGGACCGAAGCCCCACAGCGGCTACCGGAGTGCTGTACTCCTTGGCCCAGCCTGGAGAGAAGGCAGGACAGACGGCAAGTCCCGCCTGGGAAAGGGCTTTTGACAGAGCGTCGCGGACCTGTTCCAGTCCTCGGTTCATTCTGCCGCCTCCTTCCGCTGCCGGAGCAGCGCCCAGCGGTATACGACCTGATCCCGCCATAGCACGGCTCTGGCCTCCTGGACGATCAGGGAAAGTTCGGGTGTATCCACTGCGTCTCCGGCAGACAGCGGCTGACGGCCGCTGCCCAGATAGAGCCATTGCTTGGTGCTGACAGCGCCCAAAGGAGAGGGAGAGAAGGGCAGTGCCTCCTGCTGCCTGAGAACAGGCTGGAGAAAAGCCCGCAAAGATATGGGGTCTCCAGAGGCCCGGGGAGTAAGCGTAACGCTCTGACCATAGCGGGAGAGAAGCTGATCAAAGGAGCCTGTCATCCTCTCACCCCCCAAAAAGCGAAGGTGTCGTCCCGCCAGTAGGGGGCCATCAGGGCGTCAGCCTGCTGTTGGAGGGAGGATGCGGCGCCGCCGGATGGAGCGGAAAAGCGCATGCTCACCTCGCCGGCGGTAAACTGCTCAATGTTCCCGGCGCCGCGGCAGGAGAGAAGTCCCGCGGCGGCGGAGAGAGCGGCGGCGCAGGTGAAGGCGTCGGCGCAGTCCTCGGGAGTCACCCCATCGGACAGCCGCCCGGCGATCTGGGCTTCCGCGCAGGAGCAGAGGCTGTCCAGCAGAGGCCGCTCCTGATCAGAGGGGGAGACAATGGCTTCCGCCAGGGAAAGAATTTTTTCGTGCATGGTTCTGCGCTTCCTTTCAGTACGCCTGCCGCCTGTGGGGAGACGGGCGGCAGGCCGGGTGTTCCGGCGGAGACGACCAGCCTCCGCCGGAGCAGGTGCGAAGGGAACTATCAGATGGTAAGGACCTTTCCGGCATCGGCGTAAAGCTTGGCAAAGCCGGAAATGCTGGTGATGGCGGCCCGCTCCACCTGACGGTCAATGAGCTTGTCATATTCCACCATCACCTCGCCGGCGCTGACCATCTCCAGGGCGTAGTTGCGGTCCAGACCGATGAGCTTGCCCTCGGGCATGGCGCTGGTGCGCAGAAGGGTGGCCCCCAGAGGAGAGGCCAGGGTGCCGGTGCCCTGGAAGTTGAGGCCGGTGAGGGGGTTCTGGAACTCTTCCATCTTCAGCATGTCCAGCATTACGGCGTTGGGCACCAGGATGGTGTTCATGGTATAGGGGTCGAACTGGGCCCAGAAGTCCAGCAGTGCCTCATAGGAGAGGGTGCCGCTGGTGCCGCCGATGGGCGGAGTGCCTACGGTAAGGCTCTGGGCGGGGTTGTCGTTGCCGTCACCGTTGATGATCACGTTGATGGCGTCCTCCAGATGCATCCGGGCGATGTGGCTGCCGATCTGGCGCAGGGTGATGGAAAACAGGTCCAGCCGCTGGAAACGGATGGCCTCGTAGGAAGCCACCAGCATACGGCCCCGCTTGTGGAGCTTCACCAGGTTGGACTGGGTGCGCACGCTGGTCTGAGGCAGAGCTGCGCCTTCCTCCACCCGCTTGAGGGACTTTTCGTCCTCACTGGGGACGGAGTAGATGGAGCGGTAGTCCATGCCGTCGAACTGGGTGACGGTAGCGGTGATGAAGGGGAGGACGTTGTCCTCCTCCATGCCCTGGCGCACCACCCGGGAGACGAACTCAGGGAAGAGGACGGCGGACTCGGTGGTGCGGAAGAATTTTTCCACCATGTCGGAGCGGCTGCCCTTGACGTGGATGTCAAAGCGCTTGAGCTGGCGCTGGAAGGCGTCCAGCCCCTCCAGGGGAGTGCCACGATAATTTTCGCTGGGGTCAGCGGCCTCCAGCACCTGGGTGAAGGATTTGCCGGCCTCGCCGTACATACCTTTTTCCAGTTTCAGATTGTCATAAGTGTAAGCCATGATTTTGTGCCCCTTCCTTTACAGCAAAATGGTGACGGTCTTGGCGGTGGTGTCGGCGCTGACCACCAGATACTCCCGACCACTCTCGTCAGTTTTTACGCCGCCGGCGCCATTGGCGGAGAGCTTGGCATAGCCCACAGAGGGGACGGTGCTGCTGTAGGGCACGGTGACAAAGCCTGCCACCTGGACGCAGCAGGCGTCATCCTTGACGCATACCGCCACACCGCAGAAGCTGTTGCCGTCACTGCAGGGGGCCACAGTGTCCCGGTCGCTCATTTTGACTACCTGGCCCTCGGTACCGGTACCCAGAAAGGTGGCGCAGACCTGGCCGATGCCATGAAAAGAAACGCTCATAGTTGGAATCCTCCTGTCAAATCAAAAATGCGCCGTCTTCTTCGGCGCGGGGGACGGTGGGGGTGGACCGCAGCTGAGGTTTGGGCGGGTAGATGGTGTCCAGCTGGGAGCGGCAGCTGCGGGTCAGCTCCAGCAGCTCCTTTTCCTCCAGCTTTTCCGTGATCCCGGCGAAAACGCCCAGATCCAGAGACGTATCCACCAGTCCCGCCAGCCGTACCAGTTCCTTCCGGAGCCCTGCCAGGTAGGACCGGCCCATGCCGGCCTCCTTTTCGAGAGCTTCCAGCTGCCGTAGCCCCGCAGGGGAGTGGGCCAGCAGGCGGCGCAGGTTGCCGTCCCCTTCGCCCTGGGCAAAGGCCTTGATGACCCCGGCCTTTCGCTGGGCGGGTACGGCCACAAAGCTCCACTCATAGGCATCAGTGGGGTCCTGAAGGGTAAAGTAGCACAGTTTCCCATCGTAGGTCTGGCCCCGCTGGTGGCTGCAGTTGGTCTGCCCGCAGATGGAGCATACGCTCCGGGCTACACTGCAGCCGATGCTGACCTCTTTTTTGATGCCGCCCTCGATCTCCTGAATCAGGTCACTGTTTTTATCGCTGCGGAGCATGTAGGCATAGCCCTTCAGATAGCGGCAGGGTTCTCCGGCGGCGGTAAGGCCCGGCTCCTGGCACAGCTCGGTGCGGTAGATCCGGGCGGTCTGGCCCTCAGCGGACCAATTGTGGTCAAAGATACCGCTTTTCCCCACAAACAGCTGACTGAGGATGGACAGGGCGGGGATGTCAAAGCGTTCCCAGTCCCGGTCCACCTCGTTGTCGCACAGACGCACGGCGAAGGTGTACACCTGCTCCGGCGTCAGAGTTGTTTTGGCCAGGCTGTTGATGAGATCCATATCCTCCTGAGAGATCTGGTGTTCCATCACACAGCCCGGCTGTTTTTTTACATCCAAACAGGATCGCCTCCTATTAAAAATAGCAGGGGCAGAGCGGGGGAGCGAGGGGTTAAGACAGGGCCCGCTCCGCCGCATCATTTTCCAGGGCCAGCTTCCTGGTCTGCTCCCGGTACCAGCCGGCTTTGGCCTCCTCCAGCAGATCCTGAAGGTTGATGTCGTCCCACTCTACCTGAAAGTCGCATCCATAGCCATGCATCCTCAGCCAGAGAGAGCAGATGCGCTCGATCACCGGAGTGAGGGAGCGGCGTATGGCGGTCATCTCTGTGGTAAGGAGGTCCGCCTGCTGGGTGCTCATCCGCTCGGTGCTGGACCAGCTGAGTCCCAGCATGAAGGGCGGGATGCCGGTCTTGGAGACCAGCTGTTCCAGAATCTGTCGAATGGGCACGGAGCTGTCCAGGATCTGATTGTCCGCGCCGATGACTTTAATGTCCACATCGCCTACGGCTACAAAATCCCGCACGTTTCCGCTGCGGGTGCGTTCCATAGCTCTGCTCCACTCGCTGGCCAGCTGCTGGCTTCGCTCCTGGGCCATGCCCCGTTCCAGTTCTCCGGCCTGGGGTTTGTAGACTACGGCAAAGCGTACATTGCCCATCCGTTCCCAGTTGGCGCCGATGGCGTGGTAGATCTTGCCCAGCAATTCTGTGAGGAAGGGCATAGACCGCAGCATGGATACGCCGTAGGGACAGTAGGTCTCCGGGTTAAAGGGGGTGAAGAGGAGCAGCTGCTGGCAGGGGAGAGGGGAGATCTGCCCATAGGCGTCCATAGCGCACAGGGTAAAGTCCAGAGGGTTGTCCCCCTCTTTGATCTGAATATCCTCCACCCGGCCGCAGAGAAGAGCGGCAATATCCCTGCCGTCCCCGGTAGGAACGATCTCGCCGATCCCCCGTCCGAATACCAGCATGGAATCCAGGTATTGATCCACGAAGGCGTTAATGCCCTGCTGTCCCCGGCCGGTAGGGACATGCTCCAGGAACAGTTTGAGTTCCTTCTCTGCCTGTGGGTCACTGCAGGTGGCGCTGACGCCGCCGCACAGACGGATGATCTTGTAGATGCAGGCGTCCACCAGAGGAACGGCCTCCCGGATGGCCCGGTACAGCTTTGCTTCTCCTGGCTGCAAAGGGACATAGCCTGCCAGCATACCGAAGGGAGGCGCGTCGCCCCTTCGAATCTGGGGGGAGGCGGCTACCGCTCCGGCAGCCTCATGTTTCCGCTTAAACAGTCCCATCCATTGAAAAACTCCTTTATACATTATATATAAGGCAACGGCCTACCAGATGGGCCGCTCGACGCTGCCGGCAAAGAAGGAGGTGCTCCGCTGCTCCGGTTCCACGATGGTGGCGGCGAAGTAGCGCATGTCGTCCATGGCGTGGTCATCCTCCTTGCGGGGGGCGTCGTGGCCGCCGCCCTGATCGGCCCAGCGGTAGAGCGCCATCTCCCGGAGACAATCCTCGCAGCCCTGGCAGATCACCAAACGGCCCTGTTTCAGGAGGCTGGCGGTGATACGGATGCCGGAGAGGACGTCATTGTTGGCTTTGATGACGCGATAGCCCGCCTGACGCAGGGCGGTGATGAAACTGGCGGCGGAGGGGTCCACCACCACGCAGCGGATGGAGCGCCCGGCCGCCAGGCGCTCCAGAGCCGCGGTGTACTCCTGATCGGTCAGCTGCACGCCGGTGCGACGGGATGCGTAATAATACTCCTCCATCCGGTACCAGACGCCGCGTTGCCGGCCCCACAGGCCGAAGGAACAGGGATTGGCGGTGCCATAGTCCACAGAGATGCAGTACTCCTCCATATCACCCTCCGGCCGGGGCCGCGCGTCCCTGGCGGGATCAAAGAAGTCGTACACCAACCCTTTGGCGGCGGTCCATTCCCCCAAAATGAACCGCCGGTAGAAGGCACCGCTGTAGCTGGAGCGGTAGCGCTGCCGGATACGGGGGGAGAGGGAAGGATTGTCATCCATGGTAAAATGGAGGTATAATGCATTGTGCTGCTCCGCCTTCAGGATCCACTCCTGATAGAACCAGTGTTGGGGCCCTTCCGGGTTACAGTTGAACCATAGCCGGGAGCCGGAAACACTGCACCGGGCCACAGCCTGTTCCACGAAGCTCCGGGGCATCAGTGCCACCTCATCCAGTAGTACCCCTGCCAAGGTGACGCCTTGGATCAGGGCGGCGCTGCCCTCATCTTTTCCACCCATTAGGCAGAAGCGGTTTTCCCGGTTGCCTCGTTTGAGGATCAGCAGATTTTCACTGCGTTTTTCCCGGCATTGGAAACCTAAGTCCTTCAGCAAAGGTATCAGTTCCTGAAGCAGATTCCGCCGCAGGGAGATCACGCTTTTGCCGCAGAAAGCGAACTGCTGATGATTGAAGCAGGTCATAGCCCAGCAGGCGAAGCTCAGTCCCATGCATAAGGTTTTTCCGCTGCGCACGGCCCCGTCGCAGATGATGGCGTCGAAGCGCCGGTCAGCGGATCGGGGGCTCCACCAGGCCATGACCCGCCGCTGCTTCGGGGAGAAGCGCTTGATATTCAACCTTGACCACTCATTTCCATTAAGAATCGTTTTCCTCCATACCGCAGCTGTCCAGAGCATCCAGCAGGGCGGCCATACCGTCCTCGCTGCCGCCCAGGGCTTCCAGCAGCAGGGAGATCGCCTTTACACGGTCCGTAAATTTGATCTCGATCACACCGTTGCTGCCCTTTTTGAACTCCGCCACGCCCCACAGATCCAGCGTACTCAGTCGTTTTTCCGGGTGCAGGGCCAAAGAAATGGCGTCGTTGGGTTTGGACATTGCGATTTTTCCCAGAGTCTCCAGCAGTTGTTCTCGTTCCAGCTCCGTATCCCATCACCGTCCCTTCATCACCAGAGGGGATTCACGCTTTTGTTGCATGAAGGGATGCAACCAGGCTGTAAAAAATCCCTATTGATGAAGAGCGACAGTCCGTTCAGGCAGGACAAACCGGCGGAAAAAGGGGAAAACAGACGGCTTAGGCGGCATCTCCTATAGAAAAAGGCAAAAAGGAGAGGGAAACGTGTAACATTACAGTTATGTTACAAACCAGCTTCTCCCATTGACACTTGGCCTCCCCGCGTGATAAACTTCATCCGTAAACCGAAGAAGGCCCTTCCTGCCGTTCTTCCCGGGATAGATACGGGACCGGCTAGCCACGGTATGTGTTCCGGTGCGAACGATGGGCTGGATTTTCCGAGGTTTGCGAAAATAGGGGTAAGGGGCTTGGTGCTGGCCTTAACGTGCAAAATCAGTGTACAAAAAAGTCCAGCTTCATGTTTTTTGCCTCAAAAAATTAAAAGGAGGAAACATCCACCATGAGAAATCTGAAGAAGATTCTCGCGCTGGTCCTGGCTCT